GAGCAGAGGACTGAAAATCCTTGTGTCGCTGGTTCAATTCCCGCTGGAGCCACCATAGAGTATACAAACCCTTATTTTATAAGGTTTTTTTATTTGCATTTTTTAATTAGGTACATTTTAGGTACATATTTTTAGTAAAATATTATTAATTTCCTATTAATTTTATTATTTCATCTAATTTGGATTTATACATATGTGAATATCGGTTTAAAGTCATACTAACATCTGAATGCCCCAAATATTTTGCAACTAGTACTGGATCTGCATTTTTTGATATTAACAAACTAGCACAACTATGTCTAAAATCATGTATTCTAATTTGCTTAACTTCGGCTAAATTACAATATTTATTTTTTCGGTTCTGTATTGTTGTCTCCGATAACGGTTTAATACCACCAAATACAAACCATTTTTTGTTAAAACCATCTAGGGTAGAATATATATTATATAACTCAATTAAATTTTGTCTTAGTTCTTTTACTATTGGAATAATTCTATAACTTGATTCTGTTTTAGGAGGAAATATAGTGTATTTTTCTCCTTTTAATTTTGTTGTTAATGTTTTATTAATGTTAATGGTATTTTTTTTAAAATCAATATCATTCCAAGTTAAAGCTTGTAATTCTCCTTGCCTTATTCCGCAATAAAATAATGTATTAAACACAGTTAACCATAATAACTCACCTATAGTAGAACTAAATTTTTTGTATTCTTCCTCTGTAAAAAATTGCATTTCTTCTTTTTTTTCATTTACATCTTTAAATTTTCCTAATAAGTTTATAACATTGTTATCGGTATAATAGTAAATGTTAGAATATTTGATTAGAGTTTTAAGAAAATCAAATATTTTATTTTTATATGAGCATTTAAGCTCTTTTTTATTCATTTCATATTGCCATTTTTTTGCTTGTTCTAATGTTAGTTTATCAATTATAACATTTCCTAGATATGGTTTTATATGCTTATAGTAATTTACATTTTTCTTTAATGTTTGTGGTCTTACTTCAGTGCTTAATTTTAACATATACTCTTCATAAACATTATTAAAAGTTATTTTATTACTTTTACCTTCTTCACCAATAGATAACAAAAATTTTGCTTCTTCTTTCGTTGCTTCTTCTTTAGTAGAAAACTTCTTACTTTTCTTTTGCTTTATATTACCGTAAATATCTCTATAATTGCATTTAAAGTACCATATCTTATTATCTTTAGTTTTTTCTGTTTTTGTTTTATATACTGGCATAAAAATCACTTTCCTTTCATTTTATTATTGAAATAGAATTGTTTCTATGCTATAATTATATTGCATAGAAAAATCCTAATCGTGCTAGATTTTGATTATTTTATGTATTCTGACTAGACTGTTCCAGCAGTTCTAGTCTTTTTTTAATTTTTTAAATCGTTAATTATTTCTTCTATGAATTTTTCATATATATTCAAATGTTCTTTGTCACTAATATCTACATTTAACACTTTATTCGGTTTGATATATTTATTATATCTTTTTTCTATTTCTTCAATGTATTCTGATTTTAAAATATTAGAGTACATATAAAAATCATAACATATAGAAAAAACTAATAATATCCACCAATAATTACCAATTTTATCATTTGATACTATAATGACTATCGGCATAATCATTAATATAATTGCTATTATATTGCCGATTCTGTTTAATATTTTTTTCATTTTTCTCACTTTCTTAAATCCTTTAACATTAAATCATCAATGGAGATATTGAAAAAATTAGATATAATCGCTAAATCAACTGCGTCTGGTTGTCTAATACCTTTTTCCCAGTTGCTGACTGCAGTATTTTTTTTTCCACATGCATTTGCTAATTCTTCTTGAGTTTTTTTATTTATCACCCTTAAATATTTAATATTCGTGGCTAAATATAATTTGTTATCTTCTTTCATATCTCACACCTCATAATAATTATATCATTTAATAAAAAAAAAGACAAGAAAAAATATTCACAAAATGTGAAAAAAGTATTGACATTCACAAAATGTGGAGTTATAATGATGTTAGTTAGGAGGTAGAATGATGAATTACGATAATATAATTAATGGGAAAGAAATTGCTAATAATCTTAGAGCAGAAAGAAATAGAAAAAAAATGACACAAGAAGAAGTTGCTAGAAAACTAGATATAACATTAAGAACTTATGTTTCGTATGAAGAGGATGCAAGTACAGTAAAAGCACCTACTTTATATTTATTGTCAAAAATATTAAACTGTAATATTAGTGATTTTTTTTACAAGCCAACTTCACAAAATGTGAATATTGTAAAGGAAAAATAGAGGTGTAATATGAAAGATAATTTTAGTGAGAGATTGTTATATGTTATGAAATTAAAAAATATAAGACAGAGAGATATTGCAAATGGTGCAAATGTTAGTAAATCATTAATATCACAATATATATCAGGAAAATTTAAACCTAAAACTGATAAATTATATAAAATTGCAGAAGCACTAAATGTTAGTCCATTGTGGTTGGCAGGATATGATGTGCCAATGTTAAACAAAAAAGAAGAATAGGAGATAGTAGTGGAAAATATGTATGACAACAAATATGAAAAAATATTGCTAATACTTTTATCAATACAATTAGTACTTGCAATATTTCTAGTAATAGGAAGTATAACAGCAATGGTTTTGATACTCAAAGGTCTTTAGCTAATTTTTTTAATAAGTTCTTGTAGGGAATTAGCTATCACTTTCAGTTCATTACCATTAATACTTTGCTTTGTGTAAGCAACACCATAATCTTGTTGAAGGTTGATTGTGAAAATTTCAGAATATTTCTTTTTGCCACTTAAATAATCAATTTTAAAAGTAATAGCTTCGAGTCCAGAACATTTACTTCTAATAGGCAATTTATAAAATTGATTTGGTGCAATATAAGAATCGTTTAAATATTCTAAAGCTTTATCAAGACTCAAATCGCTAAGTTTATTGATACTTTCCTGATCATATGTTAACGATGTTATATGTGCGGTTGTATTACCACTGTTTTTGATAACTAAATATTCAACAGGACTATTAATATTTATAACTTCTTTATACATCGTAATGAACGCTTTTTTAGATGATTCAATTATTTGTTTATTTTGAATCAAAACTATCACTATTGAAATAGTAGAAATTATTGCTAATACACCAGAAGATATTGCAACCCATAATTGTATTGTATCACTTACTGTCATATGAATACACCTCACTTTCTAATTACTTATTATAAGTTAGAAGTGAGAAAAAGTAAATAAAAAAATAGATACTGGAATATCTATAAAATCTAGCACGAGAAAGGAAAATAAAATGGGAAAAAATAAAAAGAGACCTGTTAGTAATTATATAGAACAGGAAAAAGTATTAAATAAACCTTGGTTAAGCACAGAAGATTTAAAAATTATATTACCATTAGGAACTAATGCAATAAATAATTTTAGAAAATCAATCTGTGATGAAATGGATAAAAACAACGAGTTTTATTTCAAAACTAGGCCTATATTAGTTCCTACTAGAAAAGTAGTAGAGAAGTTAAATATAGATGTTGCTTTAATTAGAAGAGAAGCAAATAAGATGAGAAAGGCGGTGATGTAAATGAAAACATTCTTAAATAGAAATAAAGGAATAATTATCTTTTATGGATTGTTAGTGTTAATTACATTAGCAGTTACAAACAATGTCACAATACAAAAAATATCTGCTAGTAATAGTTCGGTAACACAACTAGCAGATAAATAATAAAAATAAAAAGTTCGTGTCAACTTTTTACATACATAATTATAGCAAATTGTATGGTTTTTGTCAAATAGGGGATTTTGGTAGGATGGAGGTAGCAATGAGAGGCGTTATATTTTATTTATCACACTATGAAGTAGTAAAGCAAATGGATAATGAGCAGTTAGGAAAGTTATATCGTGCGTTATTTGAATTAGCACTTGGAAATGATCCTAAAATCGATAATGACATTAAAATACCGTTCGGTTTTATTAAAAACCAAATGGTTTTAGATATTGATAAATATAATGAAAAATGCTTAAAAAATAAGGAAAATGGCAAACTTGGTGGTAGACCTAAAAAGAATGCTACCGAAGAAAAAGAAAAACCGAAAAAAGCGAATGGTTTTTTTGAAAACCCTAATAAGAATAAGAATGATAATAAGAATGATAATAAGAATGATAATAAAAATGATAATAAGAATGATGATGATAGTATATATAACTATTTTTCAGCCAACTTCGGCTACTTAATTTCATCCATTCAGGCACAAGAGATTGATGAGTGGAGAAAAGTTTTTACTGATGACATTATCAAATATGCTATTAAGCGGTGTTGTGATAACAATGTCAGAACATTTAGTTATCTAGAGGGTATATTGACATCTTGGAAAAACAAAGGCTTTAAAATCCTTGAAGAATGTCAAAATGAAAATAAAAAGAAAAAAGTACCTATCACTCCTGATTGGTTTGATAAGGACATAAAAAAAGAGGTTTTGGAAGAATCCCAAAAAGAATTGGAAGATTTGTTAAAAGATTTTAAATAAAGAAGAGAGGTATGATAAAATGAATAATTTAGTTTTAGTAGGTCGTTTAGTTAAAAGAGCTATATTAGAAGAAACAGAGAACGGTAGAAAGACTACAACAATAGTCTTAGCAGTATCAAGAAACTTTAAAAATGATGTTGGAGAATATGAAACAGATTTTATTCCAGTTAATTTAGTTGGACAAGTAGCAGAAAGTACTGTTGAATATTGTAAGCAAGGTGATGTAATTGGTGTTAAAGGCAGACTAGCAAGATTATCTGGAAATGATTTACAAGTAGTAGCAGAAAAAATAAGTTTTTTATCATCAAGACCAAAAGATTATGATGAAGAAAACGATAGTCAAATAATAGTTGATTAGTAAAAAAGTAAAGCGAGGTAGAAAGAATGAAAGAAGAAATGCAAATAGCAGTAGTAGAACAATTACCAAAAATAACTGAAAAAATTAAAGAAGTTGGAGCAGAATTGGATAAAAGACTTGAAGATCTAAACTTAAATTCATTAGTCTGCAGTGAAGATACAAGAAAGTCTATCAAAGAACTAAGAACTAAATTAGGAGCAGAACTTAAAGATTTTGAAAGACAAAGAAAAGACATAAAAGAAAAAATCAATGAACCTTATGATTTATTTAATAAAACTTATGAGGCAGAAATAAAGTCAAAATATCAACAAGCAGACTTAACATTAAAAACTAAAATTGATGAAGTGGAGGATAGTTTAAAAGAAAAGGCTAAAAAATTAGCAATTGATTATTTTAACGAATATAAAGCTTCCAAGACAGTTATCAAAGATAATTACTTATCATTTGAAGAACTTAATTTACAAATTGGTTTAGATGGTTTAACTGATAAAGGAGCATTGGTAAAAAAATACAAAGATGCAATTATTGAAAAAGTAGACAATGTCGAAAGAGACATTGAAACAATAAACACTATGGAACACAATAGTGAAATACTTGTTGAATATCTAAAAAATAAAAACTTGTCTTTGGCTATCAAAGAAGTAAATGATAGACATGTAATACTAAATCAAGTACAAAAAGATTACGAAATAGTACAAGAGGAACAAAAGCAAGAAGAAAAAGTTATTGAAAAGGTAGAAAAAGAACTATCAGCACCAAATGAGGAAGAAAAGTTATATACTATAAAATTTAAAGCAACTTCAACAAGAGAAAACCTATCGTTTTTAGTTAATGTAATGAGGGAAAGAGGTATAGAGTATGAACAATTCAAATAATGAAATAGTCGTAAAATACGAAGTAGAAGGACAAGAAATAAAACTTACACCTACAATAGTACAACAATACATAGTAGGTACGGATGCAAAAATAACTTTACCAGAGTTTAAAATGTTTACTGAACTTTGCAAAGTAAGAAAATTAAATCCATTTTTAAGAGAAGCTTATTTAATTAAATATTCTAATAAGCAACCAGCTAGTATCGTGGTAGGTAAAGATGCAATTTTAAAAAGAGCAGTTCTTAACGACCAATACGATGGTATGAAGTCAGGAATAATTATACTAACTGAATCTGGTGAAGAAAAAGAAAGAAAAGGAACATTTAAACTACCTAATGAAACATTAGTTGGTGGTTGGGCTGAAGTGTTCAGAAAAGATTGGAAAAATTCAATTTATTGTAGTGTTGCTTTAGAGGAAGTTATCCAAAAAAAGAGTGATGGTACTCCTAATGCAAATTGGACTAAGCAACCTGCTACTATGATTGAAAAGGTAGCCAAAGTAAGAGCATTAAGAGAAGCCTTTGTAGAAGATTTAGCAGGTATGTATGAAGCAGAAGAAATGAATGAACTAGATTTACCTGAGATAAAAGAAGAACCAATAATTAATCAGGAAGAAGTAGTTGATGCTGAATATGAAGAAGTATCAGCCGAAGAAGTAGATATGAATGAACTATAAGATTATTAATACTGGTTCGGATGGAAATGCTACAGTGTTAGAAGGTATTATTTTAATTGATTGTGGAGTGTCTTTTAAAAAGTTAAATGAATGTTATAAGCAGCTTAAAATAGTCCTTCTCACTCACATTCATCAAGATCACTTTAATAAAAAAACTATATCTAAATTAGCAATAGAAAGACCAACATTAAGATTTGTATGTTGTAAGTGGTTAGTAGAAGATTTAGTTAAATGTGGAGTGAATAAAAAAAATATTGATGTAGTAGAAATTGGAAAGAAATATAATTATGGAATATTAAAAATAATGCCAATTAAGTTATATCATGATGTACCTAATTGTGGATACAGAGTATTTATCAATGATAAAAAAATAATTTATATGACTGATACTAAAACATTAGAAGGTATTACTGCAAAAAACTATGATTTGTACCTAGTTGAAGGTAATTATGAAAATAAGGAAGAATTACATAGTAGAGCAGTAAATGAAATATATGAAAGTAGAGTTATTAATACTCATTTATCAAAAGAATATACATCTGAATGGTTAATGAATAATATGGGAAATAATTCAGAATATGTATTTATGCACGAGCATAAGGAAAGGAATAAGAATGAAATTAGGACAGGAAAAGATAGATAAGATAGAGGAAATAACACTTACTGACTATGAATCGGTAGATGGCTTTGTTTCAATTGAAAGTGCAGAATGTATTATTGATGACTTGCTTACTGAAATTAGTAGTTTAAAAAAAGCACTTAAAAGGAAGAAAATTGTTTGTGAGCCAGACTACGATGAAATAGGAAAAGACATAAGATTTGGTATGTAGTTGGTGTGGAGAATATGTTTACATCAATGAAAGGGAAGAATTTAAAGATAAATTAATGAAATTATTAGGAGGAATTAAGAAATGAACAAGGCAATATTAGTTGGAAGATTAACTAAAGATCCTGAACTTAAAATGACAGAAAACACAAAAAGAGAAGTATGTCAATTTACTATAGCGGTAAATAGACCATATACAAATGAAGATGGTGAAAGAAAGGCAGATTTTATTAATTGTGTAGTATGGGACAAGCTAGCGGAGAATCTTTCTAAATATCAAAAGAAAGGTAATCAAGTGGCAGTAGAGGGAAGAATACAAACTAGAAATTATGATGATAAAGATGGTAAGAAAGTATATGTTACTGAAGTGTTTGTATCAAATGTTACTTTTCTTGATAGTAAAGGTAGTAATGATAGTGTAAACAATCTAGAAGAACCACCAGTAAAACCTGGCTCAATAACTACTGAACAAATTGATAGTATGCCTACAGCAAACGATCCATTTGCTAGCTTCGGAAACGAAGTACAAATTAATGATGATGATTTACCATTTTAGGAGAAATGAAAATGAAAAATTATTGTGATAAATGTGGTAATTGCAGCAGATGTGGGAATTGTTGCTCGGCTATGATACCACTTACTAGAAAAGAAGAAAAACAAATAAGAAATTATATCAAAGAAAATCAAATTGCACCAGAATTTTTTCAAAATGAAAATAATATAAATTTACAATGTTGTTTTTATGACAGAGAAAAAAAAGAATGCAAAATATATAATGTCAGGCCGAAAATATGCAGAAGTTTTAAATGTAACAGACCTATATCAGAATTAAATAAAGAAAGAGATGAAAATCATACAAAAGTATATTGGAATAATATTGTTGATGGTAAAGAAAATAATATAACTGATATGAGATTGCTATTTTATAATGATCCAAGAAGCTTAATATATAACCTTGTTTATGCAATAACCGATGGAACAATGAAGATGGATGAAGAACGTTTCACGTTTTTAAAAAGATATTTAAATAGTTGTGGGCAAAAAGGATTAGCAAAATGTATGAAAGGTGATTTTTATGATAGATGATACTGGAAAGATAGACAAGTTCTTACCACTAATATTTAGATTAGATAAAGATACTATCTACGATGTAAAAATAGATAAGCATAGAGAAAAGAGAAGTTTAAATGCAAATGCTTATCTTTGGAAATTAGTAACTGAAATAGGAAATATTATGAGGCTTTCAAAGGAAGAAGTATATGAAAATATGCTTAAATCATATGGTCAATCTATAATGATACCATTGCCAAAAGGAAACAATCCAAGCGGATATTCTAAGTATTATGAATATGAGTGCAGTAAGCAGTTAAATGGCAAAGATGCTGATTGGTATAAGATTTATAAAGGCAGTAGCGAGTATGATACTAAAGAAATGAGTATATTACTTGAAGGTGTTGTACAAGAAGCTAAAAACTTAGGCATAAAAACTAAAGATGATATTGAATTAGAGAGATTAGTAGAGGAGTGGTGTTAATGGGGAATTACAGTGTTATTATAAAAAAAGCATTAAAATATTTATCAATGCTAAAAAATGGTAAACAACTTAAAACTGCTCCTCAACTTTTAGATTTAAAGGAAACGATGGAAAAATTAGAGGAACTATTGTATGAAAAGAAATAGTCAGTATGCTTTATACAAAGGAGAAAAGCTTGTTGGAATCGGAACAAAAAAAGAATTAGCAGAACTACTAAAAGTAAGAGTTGAAACAATAACTTTTTATACAACACCAACACACAAAAAAAGATGTAAAAATGGTTATTGTGTAGTAAAAATAGAGGAGGAAGAAATGAAAGGGGAAATATTAGATATTGGAACTGTTCAAGAATTAGCAGAAAATAAAAAAGAAATAGAAAGACTAAAAAGAGATAAAAACCTTGCAGAAGAAAGACTAAAAATACTTCAAAGAAAATATGACAAGATGGAACAGAGAAATACCTTTCTTGAAAGTAGAAATAAAATACTAGAGTTAGTAGAAACATATTTACCTCACAGAATAAATGTAATATCTCACATGAAAGATACTAGATATGATTATTCAATATTAGAGTTAAAGAAATTATCTGATGCGTTGGATATGGAAAAGGAAAAATTAGAGAATAAAGGGGATGGAGAAGATGAACGAGAGTGAGTTTAAGTTGCAATTCTACTTCAACCTTTATAAAGATAAATCAATGATTAATTCGAGCATGTTTAGAGCAAAGTTTAAGAAGTTACATGGTGATTTCGAGTATTTGGATAGGTTAGTTGTAAAAATAGAAAACTACCAAATTAAAAAGTATGGTTGTACTTTAGGAAATGGATCTATGGATAAAAATAGTAGACCAGAGAGGATTAGAAAATTATGAAACCAAATGAATTAACTGAAAAAGAAATAAAAAAATTACAAAAAAAATTTCCAAAAATTAAGAAAAGGATACCAAAAAAAAGATTAAATAAAGAAGAAATACAATACAGACAAGCACAAAGAAAAGCAAAGTGCGAAAATGTGTGCATATTTCTAATAACTATATTCTTTTTAGGAATGGCTATGGCAAGCATATTAGTTCTTTACTTGATGTGGACTTATAAGTGGTAAGGAGGAAGAATGATGCTAAAAATTAAAGATAATACTACTAAACAAAAAATATCGGGGATGAATATTGGTTTTTGGGACTATACGCTGATTAGAATTGCTTTAAATATAACAAGGAGCATCAGAAACGAAACCATTTATATTAGTGATGATGTTGTAAATTATTATAACAAAGAAAAGCCTAGTGTTATTCCAAAATCAAATGCTAGTTTTGTAAGAAAAGTAAAAGAATTAAATAAGCAAAATTTCTTTGATGATATAGCGGAAAAGGTAGGTGATAAATAATGCTTAAGTTTTATTTAAGTACAGTGTCAATATATTTCATTGTTTATATGGCAAGTGGAATATTGATGAGAAAACAATTTATAAAAGCTAGAGATAAATTTAGAAAAGAGATGAATGATAACTCAAAAATATACGGAAATATAAAAACTATGATAGATTATTTATTATTATCTTTTATACCTTTAATAAGATTGTTCTTTCTGATAGGAAAATATTATTTTATAACTAATACAGATGATTTTATTAAAAAGGCAAAAGAAAGGGGCAATATTGATAATGACTGCTTATGGCAATAGCATTATGATTGAAGATGATTGCCATATGGCAACTTTTGTTAGTGCAAAAGAACTACAGGCCATAAATAAACAAGTAGAAGAATTAGGCTGGAATAAGAAGGAGGATTAAATGCTTATATTATATATGCCATTAATATTTTGGGGAGTTATTGGTATAGGAGCAATTATTGGATTAATTATGATGATAAAGGGGTGGAAGGATGAATAAAGAATTAGTTTTTAAAAAAGAAATGAGAGCCTTTGATATTAATGTTGATGATATTAAACCTGATGAACATATTTTTGGAGCAATAGAAGAAGCAATAATAAAAATGAGAAATGAATGCTTAATTGATAGATTAGAAGTTGTATTAAACAATAATTTAATAGATATAAAAGATAAAATTACAGTTAATAGAACAATACTTGGTTGTAGGATTTCATATGCTGATTTATCTAAAGATGTATCGTTTATTGTAAGACAGGATAATGAGCCAACTTACGAACAATTACAACAACAAAATAAAAAACAAAAAGGAGCAATTGATAAAGCAATAGAATTATTAGGCAATTATAAACATTATTCAACACCTGATGAAAAACAAAATAGTGAAAATGAAGATTTAGTTAATAATGCTTTTGATATTCTAAAAGAGGTGGAATAAATGAAAGAGGAAATAAAACATTTTAAATCATTGCTAAGACAAGGTTCTTTAAGACATATGAATATATTACTTGATGATAATTTTCAAAAAGAATTACTAACTATAATAAAAAATTATGAAAAATTACAACATGAAAATAAACAATTAAAAGAACAATTATTAGTAACTCAAACAAATGAAGAAACATTTAGACTAGAAATGAAAGATATAACACAAACACTAGGGCTAGATGAAGATACATTATTTGATGATGTTAAAGTATATGTAAGAAGTTTAAAAGATAATTGGAATGAATTAAAAGAATATATAAAAGAAACTAAATTAAAGGAATTTGAAAAATCATATGGTAAAAGATATGGAAAAACATTTACACAAGCAGAAATAATTGTGTGCAATATGATTTTAAATAAAATGCAAGAATTAGAAGGAAGTGATAGTAATGAATAGAGAAATAAAATTTAGAGTATATGATGAAGATTTAAAAAAAATGAGATATTTGAATAGCTCACATGATTTTATATATTTTGATGAAAAAGGAAATGGCTATTATCATAATATGCAAACTGGTCTAGGAGAATGGTTTAGTGATTTAATGCAATACACAGGACTAAAAGATAAAAATGGTGTAGAAATTTATGAGGGCGATATTTGTAAAGGCAATGAAATTAGCGATAAAGATGATTTATTTGTTTTAAAATATGGAAAATATAAAACGAGTGATTGGAAAGAAAAATATATTAGTAATACATATCAATACGGCTGGTATGCAGAATTTATCAAAAATAAAGACCAAGTACATCTAGTAACTCCAAATGGAATTGAAGTAATAGGAAATATTTATGAAAATGAGGTTAATTAAATGAAAATAATAAATAATACTAGTTTAAATTATTTAACAATTGGCTCAATAATAGATGACATATTATCAAACACAAAAGGAACTACTCATTATATAGGGCAAATAGAATGGACTATATTAGAAATTAATAGTCATAAAATAACAATAACAATAAGGTATTTAAAAAGTTATGTAGAATGGAGATTTGATGAAAAATGAAAATAATAGATTTATTGGTAAAAATATCGCAAGGCGAAAAAATGCCAAAAAAAATAAAATATAAAGGTTATGTTTGGGAATATGATAAAGTTGCAAAAGATTATTACAGAAATGATATTGATGAAGAATATATTTATCTATTTCAAGATTTATTTAAAAAGGAGACAGGTTTTTTTATAAATAATGAAGTAGAAATAATAGAAGAAAATAAAAAGATAGAAAAAATAAAGATTTTAATTGATGACTTCAATACAGAATATGTAGCAAATGCTACAGGTGAAAAATTAAGTTATTCGAAGAGTGATTTAATGTTTGCTGATAGAATCAATGAATTAATTGATGAAGTAAATAAATTAAAAGGAGAAAAGTAATGAAAGCAGTAATAATAAAAGCAAGTGATTGGGATTATAGAGAAGTCAAAGAAATAAACACTCTTGAAGAATTATTAAAAATTTATCATTCATTGATTATTGATACAGACAAAACTACTATTAATATTTACAAAGAAAAAGATGAAAAAATAGATTGTGTTGTAAAAATTTATGATGATTATGTTGAATAAGGAGGAAAAGTAATGGAATTATGGATAAGAAGCCAAGATAAAAAAAATTTAATTAAAGTTAATTCTTTATGGATAATGGATAATCAAATATGGATGGAAGTTCCTTTTTATGAAAATCATAAGAAATTAGGATTAACCATATCAGGGCATAATCATAAGTTGGCAGAATATGAAACAGAAGAAAGAGCAATTGAAATTTTGGGTGAAATACAAAGAATAATATACCCAAAAGAGTATATAGAATTTAACTCAAAAATAATGAATAAAAGCAAAACAGAAGTAATTAAAGACCATTATAGCAGTTATTTAAGTTCTTATGTGTATGAAATGCCAGAAAAATAGGAGGAATTATGAAAGATATAAATATAAATTACGAAGGATTAACCTTTGAAGAAAAGATATCATTAAAAATAAATTATTTATTAAGTTTACCAGCAAGTGAAGCAGTAAAGAGTGCCTTACTTAACTTGAAATGGGTGCTAGAGATATACCAAGAAGAAAAAGTGAAAGGAAGAATTAGATGATAAAATTAACACCAAGATTAGAATTTGATAAATACAATTTAGGTTTTGTAATTGCTTTTATTAGAGAAAACGAAAGCAAAAAATATATACGAGACCATAAAACAATAGTCTATTTTTTGGGAATTAAATTATTATGTTTTGATTGTAGTTTGGAATTAAAAATAGAAAGGAAAAGTAGATAATGAAGCCTCAAAGAAGAAGAGAACTATTAAAAATAAGACAATCTTTTTTAGAAAAATATAAACTAGCAAAACAATTTAAAGATAAATTTTATACTGAATATTTTGCAAAGCAAATAAAAGATATAGATGAAGAATTGGAGGTAATAAACAATGAGAAGATATAAAAGTGGTAGTTTTGATATAGAACATCCTATTTTAAGTATACTTTTGAATATTATTGTATGGTTAGGATTAATCATTGTCGCGTTCATTATAGGTGTTATTTTAATCATATTAATAATGTTACCATTTAATAATTGCTATGAAGGTTCAAAAATATTTGAGTATGAAGATTTAAATGGAAATATAGGAACTGCTTCTAATTGCCAATATACAGATAAAGAAAATAGAAGCGGTGGTATGGGAGAACCGATTTGTTTTGTTGGAGCTAAAGTTATAGCAGTGAAGTGGTATGAAGATAAAACACAATATGGTAGTTGCAAAGAAATGATGTTTGGAGGTAAATAATGAAGTTAATATTAGGAAAATTAAACAATGGTGCTATTTTTTACTGGGATATATCTCATCTGCAATTGAAACCAATAGTAGGAGATTATGCAATAGTAGGAAATAAAAATGATTATGATCTAGTAAAGATAATAGGAATAGTAGAAACTAGTGAAAAATATTATAAACAATTAACTCATGATTGTGAATTAAAACAAGCTGTATGCTTATTAAAAAGAAATATGATTAGAAATGATTAACAATATCAGGGGGAATAAGGTTATGGAAAGGGGAAGTAAATGTATATAGAATACAATGAGCTGTTAAAGCAATTCAAAAAAGCAGAGAGAAACTATAACGAAGCATTAGAAAAGAAAAGTGAATTAATATTATCTGTAATGCCAGGGGCGGTAAAGCCTAAAGAAGTTATGGTAACCATAAATACTTCACCAGACACTAATTTAATTAACTACACGAGTGAAATAGATGAAGTTGATAAATTGATTAACCAAAGTAGAAATACACGAGATATGCTAAATTATGAGCTTAAGAAGAAGTTAATCAAAATGAAAGAAGAAGGGGATGTATATGACAAAATATACATCTATAGATGGATAGAACATAGATCTGTGTATAAATTTCATAAATTAGTTGGTTATAGTAAAACACAAGTATATGATTATATTTCAGAAATGAAGAAAAAATTATATAAAAATGAAAGTTCGGACAAAATCGGACAAATCTAGGTATACAATGATATTGTGATAATATATAGTTCACATATTATACCTCACACTACCTATTAGTAGGTAGTATAGAATAGATATATAAATATGAAGCATAGATAACGTTGGCATTACTTGGTAAGTAAAAGAACCATTTTATAATGACTATGCTGTGAGAATACTTTTACAGGATTAATTATTAATTGCAAGTGATATTTAATTCAAATTCGTTTATATCTATTCTATAGTACCTACTAATACGAGATTACATACCTCCTTTACTCTATTAAATGATATTTATCTTTTTCATTTAGTATGTAATCAGAACATGGACACATTAGTGTCTTTTTATTATGCAAAAAAGGGTTGATTAGTATGAACTATAAAAAGTGTATGAAGAATAATACTTGCAAAACTTGTAGTGATTATTTGTTTTGCAAAGGAGAAACACCAAAAAGGGGTAAAAAGAAAAACAAGAAGGCAAACTTGTATAAAAATAGGAAGTGATGAAGATGGCTAAAGGTAAAAAGCTTAATAATGAAATGATATACAAAATAATGCTTAGTTATGCTGTTACAAGAAATTATAGTGAAACAGGAAGAAACTTGAATGTTCCAGAATCAACTGTTAGGAAGGTAATAGCAGATAACAAAGATAATGAAGATTTTGCTATACTATGCGGTAAAAAAAGAGATGAGTTCGTAGAAAAGGCAAATCAAATTATTGATAAAGCAACTAATTTACTTGAAAAAAGATTAGATACTGCTTTAGAAAAGCAAGAAGAACTAGAAGAAATATTAGAAGAAGCATTGAGTATGGAAAATGAAGAATTTAATACTAGCGAAAAGAAAGCTTTGATTAAAAGAATAAATAAACTTCAAATAAATGGATTAAGTGAAATTACCACAGCCATAGGAACTATGTATGACAAGAGAGCTTTGGCTCAAGGTGATCCAACAAGCAACGAGAGAGTAACTATAAATATAGAATTGACTGATGAGTAATGGAAGTAAACATAAAAATATCGAAAAAAGTATTTAATGATGTATATATACCATATCTTGGCAATACAGATAGATATTTGATATTTTATGGTGGTGCTGGTAGTGGTAAGTCCTTTTTCGTTGTTGAAAGATACATATATAAAATACTTAATTCAAAATTAATGAACTTATTAACAGTTCGTGCTACTGGTAAGAGTAATAGAGATAGTACATTTGCTTTGTTCAAGCAGGTTATTAATAAATGGCATTTAGGTATGCACTTCAAAATAAATGAAAGTGATCTAAGAATAAAGTGTTTACTTAATGGCAATGAAATAATATTTAGTGGACTAGATGATGTTGAAAAGTTAAAATCAGTTACTTTTAGCAAAGGTGAACTTACTGATATATGGATAGAAGAAGCTTCTGAAATACTAGAAAGTGATTTCAATCAATTAGATGTCAGATTAAGAGGTAAAGGAACTAAAAAGCAAATAGTTATATCTTTTAATCCGATTGATATTAATCATTGGCTAAAAAAGAAGTTCTTTGATGTACCAAGAGATAATTTAACTATAGTACATACAACATATAAGGATAATAAGTTCTTAGATGAAGATTATAAGAAGTTACTAGAAAGTTATAAGTATACTGATGAGTATTATTATAATGTGTACTGCTTAGGTCAATGGGGTGTTCTAGGAAAGACTGTATTTGATGCGAGAGCAGTAAGCAGAAGATTGCAAGAAATAACTAGACCTATCAAGACTGGTTATTTTGAATATAAATATGATGATACAATGCCTATTGGAAAGAAGATTACTGATGTAAAATGGGTAAATGATGAAAATGGTTATATAGAACTATATGAATTGCCTAACATATACAAATATTGCATAGGTGGTGATACTGCTGGTGATGGCTCTGACTGGTTTACTGGGCATGTACTTAATGCAAAAACTGGCAAACAAGTTGCAAGGCTAAGACATCAAATGGATGAGGATCTATATGTAAGGCAAATGTATTGTTTAGGTTGGTATTATGCTAATAAAAACTTAAAAACTGGTGTAGTAATACCTGCTCTTATGTGTATTGAAAGTAACTTTAGTAGTTTTCCTAATAAAGAACTAGTAAGGTTAGGTTATCCTAATATGTTCGTAAGGGAGAAAGAAGATAGATATACAGGTATAATGGACAAGTCTTATGGCTTTAAGACCACTTCATTAACAAGACCTGTTATAATAGCAGAACTAGTTAAAATAGTTCGTGAATCTGTTGAACTAATAAATGATAAATTAACACTTGAAGAGATGCTAACTTTTGTCAGAAATGAAAAGGGAAGGCCAGAAGCACAACAAGGAGCCCATGATGATTTGGTTATGGGGCTTGCTATAGCCTATTATTCAAGAGCACAAGTAATATTTGATGTTGAGCCGATAGAAGTAAGCCAAGCATTCAATTTCAAGTCAGAAGAGCCACTAGAGGCTGATTATGGAGAGGAGATAGTGATTGTATAATGAAAAAGAAAATGTTAAGAAAGTTAAGAGAAACTTGCAATGAATTAATTGGAGAGAAAGAAACTAATAAGATAATAACTGAAACGATAGAGGAAGTATTAGAAGAAACTAAACCTAAAAAGAAAACAAAAAAAGGTGATAAGTAATGGAAACACTAGCATTACTTTTTTTATTTGGCATTTTTATAATTTTATCTTATACTTTAGGACTTAAAAATGGTCAAAAGTTAAAGAACGAAGAAGAAATAAAAATACCAGAAATTAATCCTGTTAAGATAGTTAGAAATGAAATAGAAACTTTTGAACAAAAGAAGAAACAAGATGCCTATGATACTATGATGGCTAATATTGACAACTATGATGGAACAGGACTAGGACAGAAAGATATACCTAGTTAGGAGGTGTCAAGATGGATTTAAATGAATTAAAAGAAACTGATATATGGGAATTATATGAAAAAGGTAGAAACTATAATCGACTAAAGAATCTATATTCAGATACTGATAAGAATTATAGAATGTACAATGGCAATCAGTGGGCTGGATTAAAGATTAGTGGAATAGAGCCTATCCAGTTAAATATAATTAAACCTATAGTTAAATATAAAATATGTGTTATAAACGAGAATGAGTTTATGGCTGTATATAGTGCAGAAAACTTTGAGAATAAAGAGTTTAAAGAAGTGGCAAATAAAACTTGCGAACTTCTTAATAAATTAGCTGCTAAAACATGGGAAAAAAGCAATATGGATTATAAGACCAGAGCCATAAGCAAACATTCTGCTATTAATGATGAATGTCCTATTTATGTAGATTATGATGAAGAAACAAATTTGCCAATAGTTGAAATATTGTCAAAAAACGATGTGTATTATGGCAATGAAAATGATTCGGACATACAAAACCAACCATATATTTTAATCAAACATAGAAAACCAGTTATTAATACTATTGAAATGGCTAAATTATCAAAAATATCAGAGGACAAATTAAAGTATATAGTTGGTGATAATGATACTTTTGAAGAGGCTGGAGAAGATTCTAGAGAAGAAAAAGATGATATGGTGACTATCATCACTAAGCTATATAAAGAAAATGGTACAGTCCATTTTAGTCAAGCAACAAGATATTGTGATATTAGAGAAGACAAGGACACTGGACTAACCCTTTATCCGTTAGAGCATATGCTTTGGGAAGAAAAAGAGGGTAGTGCAAGAGGTGAAGGGGAAGTAAGATATTTAATACCTAATCAGTTAGAGATTAATAAGACTATAATGAGAAGATTAATATCTGCCAAAACTACTGCTTATCCACAAAAGATTGTTGATTTATCCAAAGTTCAAAACCCTAATGCAATAGACAAAGTCGGAGGTACTATTAAAGTTAATGGCCAAACTGTAGATGATGTTAAAAAAGCAATTGGAGTTCTTCAACCAGCACAGATGAGTGCAGATGTCGAAAAGGTAATGAATGAGTTAATATCTACTACTAGAGAATTAGCAGGTGCTGGAGATATAGCTACTGGTGATGTTAATCCAGAAAGTGCAAGTGGCAAAGCAATACTTGCAGTTCAAAGGGCATCGCAAATGCCTGTAACCGAACAAACAATATCATTAAAAGCAACTTTAGAAGGATTGGCAAGAATATGGTTAGATATGTGGAAAACATATGCTACAGATGGTTTAGTAATAGACTATGAAGAATCTAATCCGACTACTGGGGAAGTAAGTTCTAGACCGGTTAAAGTACCTTATAGTGTATTGCAAGAACTACAAGCAAATGTAAAGATAGACATTACACCTAAAAGTCCTTACGATAAATATGCACAGGAGTTATCATTGGAAAATATGTTGAAAGCAGGATACTTTACTGCTGAAAAACTAGCAGAACTAGAAGTATATGTAAGTCTACTAGATGATGATAGCTCAATGCCTAAATCTAAGTTAGAAGAGGCAATAAAGAAAATGAAAGAATCTCAGCAAAGAATAGCAGATATTCAAACACAGGCTCAGCAATTAAAAATGCAAGCCAATAACTTTATTGCTAATCAGCAAGATATAACAGGTATAGGGCAATATGGAAATCAATTAATTAATCAAGCAATGGCTACTAGATAGTTATTGCTTTTTATATGGAGGAAATATGACATTTAGTGAAGCATTAGAAAAGTTGAAAGAAGGTAAAAAAGTTGCAAGAAAGAACTGGAATGGAAAAGGTATGTTTGTTTACTACGTTCCAGCAGGTGCATATGCACCATGTACACCAATTGCTGAAACTCTTGTTAATGAAGAAGGACGTGTAGAATATAATCCTTACTTTGCTATCAAAAATGTGAATGGCAGTGTTTCTACTTGGGTTCCAAGTGTAAACGATTGTTTAGCAGAAGATTGGTATGTAGTTGAGTAAAAAAATAGTCCAAGCATTGTAAGACTTTAAAAGAAGATGGAATAGTGAAGTCAAACACTTAAAAAAATAGGAGGAAAGAAAATGAACGAAGAATATGATGTTCAAACACCTGTTACAGATGTAACTGAAAACACTGAAGCTCAATCAGTAGAAGAAAATGAGGAAGGTATAGAGTTAACTGATACCACTTCTCAAGAAGAAGAAAAACAAGAAGTTAAAACTTATACTGCAGAAGAAGTAGAAAAGATGGTTAATGATAGATTAAATACTTTACTTCCAAAGAAAATCGAAAGAGAAAAAAGGAAGATGGAAAAGCAATATTCTGATAAATTAGCCAAATATGAAGAAACTGACAGTATATTAAAGGCAGGCCTTGGAACTAAAGATATCTCTGAATCTAATCAAAGAATGAGAGAATTCTATAAAGAACAAGGAATTGATATACCTGTTTATTCAAAACCTAAATATTCTGAAGAAGATGAAAAGATTTTAGGTAAAGCAGAGGCTACTAAAATCATTGATTTAGGATTTGAAGAAATGCAAGAAGAGGCAAATAGACTAGCCACTATTGGTGTTGATAAAATGACACCTAGAGAGAAAGTTGTATTTAACACTCTTGCAGATGAACTAACTCATCAAAAACAAGTTAAAGAGTTAGCAGAATTGGGTGTGAAAGATGATGTGTTAAAAGATGATAATTTTAAATCTTTTGCTAGTCAATTTAATTCAAATACACCTATTAAAACAGTATATGAAATGTATACAAAATTAAATCAACCTGTTAAGCCAACGGTTGAAAAGATAGGAAGTATGAAGTCAATGGCTCAAGATAAGGTTAAGGATTATTATACAGAAGATGAAATAAGAAAATTAACTGATGAAGAACTTGACAATCCTAAAATATGGGAAGCAGTTCGTAGATCTATGACTATGACTCAAAAATAATTTCTATCTATATAGAAAGGATGTGTTAAAATGGCTGTAACTAATTTCCAACAAACGATTTGGAGTAAATCGATTTTAAAAGCATTGGATACCATTACATCTCTAAGAAACCATTGTGATTTCAAATATGAAAAGGATAGCAAGAATGCTAAAGAAGTAAAGATTTTAAGTGTTTCTAGACCAACTATAAAGAATTATGTTAAAGGTACAGAAATTGAACTTGAAGGTTTGACTGATTCTAGTCAACTATTGCAACTTAATCAATACAGATACTTTAATTTTGAAGTTGAAGATATTGATAAAGCACAATCAGTTCCTGGTTTAATGGAAGAAGCTTCAAGACAATCTGCTATCGGATTAAAAGAAGAAGGAGATAAATATGTTGCTTCTATTGTAAAAACTGCAACAGAGGCTACATCAGATGCTTTAGCACAAAGTTCATCAGTTATTGTATTAACTGCAAGTAATGCTATGGCTAGTGTTGAAGCAGGATTTACTAAATTATATGAGAATAATGTTCCAGTATCAGAATTATTATATCTTGAAGTATCTCCAAAAGTCTTTACTACTTATAGACAATCTTTAACCGAACTATCTACAAATAATCCTGAAATAATCAAGAAAGGTGCTGTTGGTAAGATTAACAATGCTTTTGTTTGCATTGAAAATCTATTACCTACTGGTAAAAAGGCTGCTGCTTCTACTACTGATGATGTAACTTATAACATCTTAAGAACAGGAAAAGCTATTGCTTTTGCTGAACAAATTGAAAAGGTAGAAGCATATAGACCAGAAAAAGCTTTCCAAGATGCATTAAAAGGATTATATGTATTTGGTGCTAAGATTGTTAACCCTAAAGAAATCTATATAATGAAAACTGAGATGTAAAATAAGAGGAGCAATCCTCTTTTCATTGCCATATGGTGAAGTGGTAACACATTGCACTTTGACTGCAACATTCCCTAGTTCGAATCTAGGTATGGCAACCAATTAGGAGGAAAAATAATGAACAACGAATTATTTACAATAAAGCCAAGTTTAAGACAATATTACGGAAGAACTATAACTAAGGAAACTGAGTTCGATGAATATACAGATGATAAAACAGTACATCAAACTTTAAAAGATTTAATATTAACCACTGAAATTAATAAAGAAAATGAATATGATGGAATAAAGAGTATAGAGTATAGTAAATTAACTCAAATAATACCAGAAGGGACGATTTTAATTTGGAGCGAGACAGATGGTTATATTATTCCTAATGTGCCTGTTTATAAACTAAAGGACTTGGAAAAAGAAATTAAAGAAATTAAAGAAATATACAAAGATAATACAGATATTAATCCAAAAGGATAGGTGATAGTATGACATTACTAGAAATGAAGAAAAAAGTATTGAGACTGATTGAGGAAATAAATGATAAAAGTGCCTTATTAACTGATGATCCTGATATAGCAAACAAAATAAATGATGTTATAAATCAGATTCAAAATGAAATTGCTAGAATAAAAAAAATACCTGCTAAGGAAGAGTTAGAAGTAACTAAAGGTGATGAGATTGATTTTTCTGATATAGCAAAGGATTTATTTCAAATTAACATCGTTAGAGGGGTAGAGAATGATATCATAGGTAATACTATTAATTTCTATGGTGATGGTACTGCTAAGATATATTATTATAAGTATCCCAAACAAATAACTGCTGATACAAAAGATAGTGAGTTTACTTTTGATTTATCAACAGATGTACTTGAAATAATGCCTTATGGTGTGGCTGGTGATTTACTTAAATCTGATATATCTGCTAGTTATGGACAAGTTTATTCAAATAGGTATGAACAAATGTTACAAAGATTAGATCCAAGATTTCATACTGGTAGTATTTATCTAGAAGGAGATGAAACTTATGAGTTCTTATAGTAGTTCTAGTGGTGTTCCTAGTGGAGCATTAGTTACTAGAAAAGTAGATAACTTTGCAGGTGTTGATTTCAGTAATAGTGATACTAATTTATCTAGAAGTCCTGATAGTTTAAATATGTGGAAAAATTACAAAAATAATAGTGCTGGAATAGAAACAAGACCTGATATGGAATTAGTAGAAGAATACAATAATACCATATTAGGTCTCTTTTTTTATGATATAGGCAATACTACCCATAAAATAGTCCATTCAGGAACTAAACTTTATGATAATGGTACTGAAATATTTAGTGGTATGAACTTGATTAGAAGTCAGGCATTTATATTTAATAATATATTTTATATAAAAGATGGTTTAAATTATCTTGAATACAATGGAACTAAAATAAAAGAAGTAGAAGGTACTATACCAACTACTACTATAGGAGATCCTACTGGTGAGGGAACAACATATCAAGATGTAAATTTACTTACTGGACTTAGAAAGAATCTAAGAATAGGTGATGGTGTAACGACAAAGTTTAAACTAGACACCGAAAATATAGATAGTGATTATCCTGTGACTGCTAAAGTAACTATAGGACTAGACACACTTACTTATGTTCAAGGCAAAGACTTAACGGTAAATGTTACAGAAGGAAGTATTACTTTTAATACTGCTCCTGCTAAACCTACTACTGATGGACAACATAATGTTGAAATATTGTTCAGAAAAACTATTCAAGGATATAGAGATAGAATTAACAAGTGTACTATGCTAGCAGTATTTGATAACAGAGTATTTTTTAGCGGAAACCAGGATTATCCTAATGCTATATTTCATAGTTCGTTGGAAGATCCTAGATATATTAGTGATTTAGATTATTACAACGAGGGAATGGATTTAGCAAAGGTAAAGGCACTAATACCTAGTAACAATGCTTTATGGGTGTTAAAAGAGCCATCACAAGCAAATACTACAGTCTTTTATCATAATCCAGTTGTTGATAGCACATATGGAAAAATATATCCATCGGCACATTCAAGCATAACAACAGGTTGTGTCTCTACTGGAATCAACTTTAATGATGATATAGTTTTCTTTTCTGATAGAGGTATGGAAGCAATTAGTGGAAATATTACTTCAGAGCAATTACTAGCACATAGATCTAGTATGGTTGATGGTAAACTATTAAAAGAATCAAATTATAAGAACATGATGTTAGAAGAGTGGGAAGGATATCTTTTAGTAATTATAGATAACAAAATTTATTTAGCAGATAGTAGACAAAAATATCAAAATATAAATGTAGAATATGAATGGTATTATTGGGAGTTATCTTGCAATATTACTTGCACTTCAGTTAAAAATGGAGTGCTTTATTTATGCGGTAATAATAAGATTTATAAGTTAACCAAAACTAATGGCGAAATAAGTTCTTATTGGACTACTAAGCATGATGATTTCAAATATCCAGAATATCAAAAGACAACTAATAAAAGAGGTGGTACTGCTGAAGTAAAAGGTGAAAGTATAAAAATAGAGGTTAAAACAGATAATAACGACTTTGAAGAGGTTAATACTTATGACAATGTTAAGGGATACATAGTTTATAGAATTAAAAAGAAGAAATGGAAACGATTACAAATGAAATTCGGCTCTACTAAACCATTTGGTTTAAATAACTATACATTAGAGTCATTTGTAGGTGGATATGTAAAGAGGTGATAAAATATGGCAATTTATGATGTTAATTACGATGACAAAAGATTCAAAGATGTCGAAAATGAAAAACAAAGTGAATTAAATAAATATAATGAAACTTATGACAATTTAATAAATGAAAGAAATAACTTTACTAAAGACCAACAGGATATGGTTGATAGATGGGAAAACACTCAAAAAGATATAGCAAACAAAAATCTTGAATATCAGAAAGATTTAATTGAGCAACAAAGAAAAAAGTCTGAACAAGCATATCAAAATGAGGCAAAAGCATCTTATATTGATTATCAAAAAGAAGTAGATAAATATGGTGTTAGTAGAGAAAATGTTGTAAACAACGGATTATCTAATAGTGGCTATGCTGAAAGTTCAAAAGTTGATATGTATAATACTTATCAAAATAGACTTGGTACTGCAAGAAAGAGTATGCAAGATGCTGGAATAGAGTTCGATAATGCAATTAGACAAGCACAATTGTCTAATGATGAAACACTAGCTCAAAATGCTTTGAAGGCATTACAAGATAAATTAAATATTGCATTAGAAGGATTTAATTATAAATCAGATCAAGAAAACAATAGATTGAATTGGAATAATACGATTAATAATAATTATTACAATAGGTATAAGGATGTTGAAAGTCAGATTAATTATGAAAATGAAACTGCTGAGAAAATTAGACAATACAATGAGAATATGGCATATCAAAAGGAACAGCAAAGATTAGAACAACAAAGATGGGAACAACAAATGGCATACCAAAGAGAACAAGATGCTATTGCTAATGCTCAAAAATGGGCTAGTATAAATGCTAGTTATAGCGGTGGTGGAAGTTCTTTGTCAGATGGTGGAAGCCTTAATGATGGTGGCAATAGTAGTTCTTCTAGTAGTTCATCATCAAATAATAATTTAATAAAGAGCAAATATAATAGTTGTCCGGCATTATCTAGCAAAAAAGCTAATAACTGGTCTAATTCTAATATATTTACTTCTAATACTATAAAAAATGGTATTTCTGAATCTGAATTAGAAAGAAAAATATCTGCAGGTTTAAAAAATAAATCTATTACTAAAAAAGATGCAGATAAAATATTAACTTGGTTTGGCCTATAAGGTGGTGATTATATGAGTAGTATTCGAGAGAGATTACTTGGGAAATCAAAAAGAAATTCTAGTATAAGAGATAGACTAGAATTGAATAGTTCATATTATAAACAAGAATATAATGATCAATTATCAAAAAGAAATAATATTCAAAAAGATATACAAAAAAACACTTATGAAAAGGGAGTTCAAACTACAGTAACTCCTTTTTCAACACAAAGAAATATTTTACCTATTCAAGAACAGACTGAAATTACTAAAAACAAAAGATTTGAAGTAACTGCTGGTCAAGATAAATTGGGGCAAAATAAAAGCATAGAAAATAAGTATCAAGAAATAAAAAAATCAAATGAATATAAAAATCAGATGAAACAATTAGAAGAGCAATCAAATGAAGTTGGTTATGCTAAATATAATTACGATAAACAAAGAATTGCAGAAGATGATATTGGCTGGTATGATAAATCTATAGGAAGACTTACAGGCGGTATAGGAAGTCTTTTTGATTATAATGGTGGATTAATAAAAAACGAAAATGGTGACTTAGAATATTTACCTACATTTAATCAAATGAAACACCAAAAGGTTAAAGAAAGTTACAAAACTGGTATAGGTAGATTTGTTGGTGATGTTTTATATGAAAGTGGTAAAATAGCAGGATCAACATTGATTAATCAAGCTTTACCTGGTGTTGGTTCTACTATGTATTTTGGAAAAATGTTTGTGGATAGTACCAATCAAGCAGTTTCAGATGGTTATGATACTAGTAGTGCTACAATGTATGGTTTGGTTAATGTTGGACTTGAATATGGTGTTGGTAAGATGCTCGGTAGTGCAACTAAAGGATTGACTGGAGGCAAGACTAGTGAATATGAAAAATTACTAAAAGAAACATTTACTAATATAACAAAGAAGCCTAAAATTGCAAATATTTTAGCAAATGCAGGCAGTGAGGCTACTGAAGAATTTGTTCAAGAATATTTAGATAATATTAGTAAATTGCTTATTTTAGATAAAAATACCAATATTAAAGATTATGCTTCTGTTTTCTTAGATGGTGATGTACTTTCTGATGCTTTATATTCTGCTGCTATAGGTGGTGTTACAGGTGGAATTATAGGTACTGCCACTGGCAAAGATACAAATGTAGAGAATAAAGATGTAAATCTATATAAGACATTTAAAGAAGAGTTAGAAGAAACAAAGAAAAATACTACAAATAAAGAAACTATTAATAAAATAGACACAATTATTTCTAATATTAATAGTAATATTAATAATAATTCAAATGTTAACACTAATGTGGATACGATAACTTCACAAATTAATGAATATGAAACATTAAAAGAACAAAATAAATTGACTAGTGAGCAAGAAATAGAATTGAATGAACTTAAGAATCAATTAAATGCTATTCAAAATCAAAATACTGGTACAAGTACTTCCATAAAAGAAGAGGCAAACTTACCAACAGTACAAGATATAGTTAATCAAGAAAAATCAAGTCAAAGTGGCATTAATTTGCCAGTATATAATCAACAAAGTAATATTAATAACTCTGATAAGGCTATTTTGTCAACTGTGAACGATTTTAATAATTCAAATATAAATATACCTACTAGTGATATAAAGGTTGATATGGCTAAAATAAACCCTGAAATATTAAATGATATTAAAGGCTTTAAATTAGGAGATCCTAGTATTGAAAGTTATAAAGGTAGTTACATTAAAACAATGTTAAATGAAGTTGGTATAAAAGTGCCTGCTGCTATGAATTATGTAAGCGAAGTAAGACCAGACATGAGTTTTACTACAACTAAAGATTTAACTAGACAACAATATGCTTCAATTGGAAATGCTCTTCAAAAACTAAGAAGTGTAGATATAACAGGGATTAATAATATTAATGGAGTAGCAGTATCTAACAATACTTTATCAATGGATGTCTCACAAATTAATCAGACAAAAGGAAATATTCCTATTAATCAAGAATTATTAAATAAATATGCGAATGTTAAAGAGATATTTATGAATGAAAGAAACAACTATGATGGAAATGTTAACATAAATAATGAAATTGTAGAATTGAGTAATTTTGATATAAATAAGATAAATATTGGTGATTTGAAGAAATTGGCAAATGATATATTTATTAAGTATAATCAAAAAAATACCTTTGAAAATGCAGGCAATAAAATTGTTGTTAATAAATCTGGAATTAATGAAAGCATTGAAAAAATATATAATAATCGAACCCAAAGGAGTTTAATAAAAGAGCATTTACAAGTTTTTTCTGACTTAGGAGACATTATTGAAAATGCCACATTGGTCAATCAAACAAGAGAAACAAAAAATAGAGAAAATATAAATTATTGGAACTATTATTTTGATGGTTTAGAGATAAATAATGAATTATATTATCTTGAATTTGATGTTCGTTCAATGGAAAATGGTGAAAATCAATATAGAGTACAAAGATTAGAAAAGAAAATGAAAAAAACAGGCGACTACGATGGGGACATTAGTAATAAAACTAATATCTTGCCACCTTACAGTCAACCTGCTTTTTCTGCAAATAATATATCACAATCTAACCAAAATGTCAAATCTGACATACTACCCACTATTAATAATATGCAGATTGATAAAGAAAATACCAATAAATTTTTAAATCCAAACGAAATATCAAAATTAACTAAAGAGGATGCTAATACTACACCAATATTACCTAAAAGAGGAAGCGTAAATAAAGTTAATGATGGTAATAGCCATTTTGCTAAAAACATTAAAGATAAAGTTAATATGCTAAATGTAGAACAAAAGGCTGAAATACTTTCAAAAGAAGATGTTAGATATTATGATAAAGTAACTAATAAAGAAAGTTTGGAAAAGGCTTTCAAAAAAATAAATGATGGTGGAGAAAGTGAAACCTTTAATTGGCTTGGCAAGAAGGAAGGATTTACAGATATAGATGTAGCAGAAGGATGGATTTTGTTAAAACAATATCAAGATAGAATACAAAATACTACTGATTTAGTAACAAAAGATAATTTAAATAAATCAATGGTAGAGGTTGCTAAAAAAATGAGAAAAATAGGTACAACCGCTGGTCAAACAGTACAAGCATTTAATATTATGGAAAGGATGACACCCGAAGGTATGGTCTATTATGCCCAATCAGAATTATCTGAAGCTTATGACAGAATGGTTAAGAATAAATCTAAAGAGTGGATAGATAAATATAGAAAAGACTTTGACTTAAAACCTGATGAAGTACAATTCATAATGGATACAATGCAAGAAGTACAAAATATGGAAGATGGCTATGATAAAAGAGTTAAACTTGCAGAAATACAAAAATTAATGA